GCAGCAGTAAGTCTTAGAACCACAACCGCGGCAGCCTATAAACTTAAACCAGAAAAAAACAAAAAAAGGCGAGCCCGCAAAAACTTATCAATAAAAGATAAAAAACAAAACTGACCAAAAAAGAAGAAATAACTTTCGTCCCTAAGCTAGAAGTAGCGTAAGGCCCGTCGAGGCGGATAACCTTAGACAAGCAAACCAAGCCCACGGACACCTCAAACCCTAAACTAATAATCCAAAACTAAGGAATAAATAAAATGGCTAACGGAAATACAAGCCCATCACGATTGGGTCAAGTAAACGCCGCTGGTGATGCAAATGCACTGTTCCTGAAGGTGTTCTCAGGTGAAATCCTCACGACGTTTGAAGAAACAAACATCATGAAGGACTTGCACATGGTTCGCACCATTCAGAACGGTAAGTCTGCACAGTTCCCAGCAACAGGCATCGCAGAAGCGAAGTATCACACCGCAGGTGAGAACATCGCGGACGCAGGTAACAACTACCTGTCTGCAATTAAACACGCTGAGCGCGTCATCTCTATTGACGACGTACTCATCTCCTCGACGTTCATCGCTAACATCGACGAGCTCAAGAACCACTATGATGTACGTAGCATCTACGCTAAGGAGCTTGGTAAAGCCCTAGCTAAACGCTTCGACATTGCTACCATGAAGACCCTTGCCGCTGCTGCCCGTTCAGGTGCTACAGTGTCTGGTGGTGAATCTGGTACTATTCTTGGTTCAGGTACTTCGATGTTCACTGCTGGAGGTGCAACTGCTGGTGAGCTCATTGATGCTCTCTATGCAGTCGCTGAGTCCCTCGACAGCAAGGACGTATCCGACGAAGGTCGCTACGCTATCTTGAGCCCTGCTGACTACTACACCCTTATCACCGCAGACAGCAGCGCAGTGTCGCTTGCTTCTAACCGTGATGCTGGTGGTGTTGGTAATGTTGCTACAGGTACAATTAGCCAAGTTGCTGGTATTAACCTGTACAAGAGCAACCACCTCAGCTCTATCGCTGTTGCTGATGCTAGCCAAGACCAAGACGACGATAAAGGTAACAATGACGTCTTCGGCGCTAACGGTGTTGGCTACAATGCTGACCTTTCTGCTGTCAAGATTCTGGCAGGCACGAAGGACGCTATCGGTACAGTTAAGCTGCTCGACCTCGCTACTGAGTCCGAGTACCAAATCGAGCGTCAAGGTACGCTGTTCGTTGCTAAGTACGCAATGGGTCACGGAGTTCTCCGCCCAGAGTGTGCTGTAGAAGTACGATAAACCCTTAACCCTGAGCCCCCATTGGTTAATCCCTTTGGGGGCTCTTTCATTTTAACCCTAATGATTTATGGCTATCAGAGATGACATGGAAGACGTCCAAGAGGCGGTTATCAACGAATTGATTACAGAGAATGGTATCACCAATACTCTAGCAGACGGACAAGTTACGGAGACTAAGATAGCCAACGGAGCAGTCACAGCCGCGAAGCTCGGAAGCGATGTAGACTTAACTGTAGCAGATGGTTCTATTACTCCTGCTAAACTTGATAGAGATTACCTAGAGTCAACTGGTGGGAGTGTTAGCGGAAACCTCTTAATGGGCACTACTAATTATGATGTTTCGTTTAGCTCAACAGATACTGGTATTTCTATGCAGCCAGCGGCGCAAGTGCATCTCAGTTCTAATGGCACTGCGCTTATTTTAAATCACCCAAATAATATTACAGGAACAATTCAGCAGATTAGATATAATGGGTCTATCGTAGGAACAATTAGCAACACAAGCTCATCTACTTCTTACAACACATCTTCAGACTACCGCCTTAAAGAAAACGTAGTTGACCTAACAGGTGCAACTGAACGTCTAAAACAGCTAGAGCCTAAGCGGTTTAACTTTATTGCAGATGCAGACACAACCGTTGATGGCTTCCTAGCACACGAAGTTCAAGACATTGTTCCAGAAGCAATAACAGGTACTAAAGACGAAGTAGATGCAGACGGAAACCCAGAATACCAAGGCATTGACCAGAGCAAACTAGTACCACTCTTAGTCGCAACCATCAAAGAACTTGAAGCTCGAATTACAACTTTAGAACAACAATAATGACAGACGTAAACTCTACCTACACATCCCTCACAGATGCCATTAACATCTGCTTGAGTTGCATCGGTGAAACACCCGTAGATGCACCTAACAACACCTCTACAAACGTCGTCCTCAGTAAACAAATCATTGAGGAAGTCAGCAGGGATGTTCAAAGCAAGGGGTGGTGGTTTAACACGTCTGGTTCAAGCATCTCCATTCTTAGCACTACATCGGGCTACGATGCCGACTGGAATGAGTCCTTCCATGCTGATATTCCAGAGGAAGCTCGTCGGTACATCTCTATACGTGCCGCTCGTGTCCTTCAGTCCCGCTTTGTAGGCTCTGAGGAACTCCAGAAGTTCTCCTTTCAAGAGGAGCAGGTAAGCCTAGCAATCCTCACACAAGCCCACGTACGTAATGGGGGAAACTCAACTAGCTTCAATTCGTTCCCCTCAGAGCTCAAGCAACTGGGCATTGAGGAGGTTATGTTCCTTCAGCAGTCGGCTGAGGAGAAGCTACTATCACTAAGGCTCAAGACAGAGCTTAAGACTGCTGACAAGTTAGCAGCCGAGGCTTCACTCATAGCTGACCAAGAGCGTCTTGTTGACCAGCAGGTAGCTACAGAAGTCCAAGAGACGTCCAAGAGAGCAGCCGAGAAAGACCTTGTTGATGCTCAGAAATCTAGCGTACAGACGGAGACAGTCCTACGGTCACAACAGGCACTCACAGAGCTTGAGGAGACATCTAAAAGAGCCGCTGAGAAAGCACTGATTGACGCTCAGGAGCTGAAGACAGATGCAGAGAAACTATTGGTTGATGAGCAAGCTGGACTGATTACCAACCAAGCTGCTACTGAACTCAAGAAAGCTCTAGACGTTGCTGCTGACACCACAATCAAAGGCAAGCAGGGAGCCTTGATTGACAAGCAAGTACTCACTGAGGTGCAGAACGCACTCAAGGTTGTTGCTGAAACTTCATTACTTAATGACCAAGAAGCATTAGTCGTAAATCAAGCAGCCACTGAGCTTAAAAAGGCGCTTGATATAGCCGCCGATACGACCCTTAAAGGCAAGCAAGGAAGTCTTATAGACAACCAAGCGGCAACTGAGCTTAAACGAGCTTTAGACCTAGTTGCTGACACTACCCTGAAGGGCAAGCAAGGCTCACTCGTTGACGCACAGGCTTTAGATGTAGCGGCTGATACCACCCTTAAAGGTAAACAAGGGAGTGCTCTTGATGCTGACACAGCCCTAAAGACATCCCAAAAGGCAGAACTAGATGCCAAAACAGCCATCGACGTAGCTGCTGAGAAAGCCTTCTACGATGGTGTTGTTGCTGGCACACAGGACACCTATCGAGACTACGCTGCTGAGATGCGTATGATGGGTATTCAAGAGTCCACATTCCAGCAAACCCCAGCGTACAAGAAGGTAGAGCTTCTGAAGGATGCTCAAAAACTAAGAGCTACAGCAGGTAGTAGTGTATTGGCTAGTGGAGAGATAGGTGTTGTTAATAAAATTCTAAGGTTAATTGGTGAGCCTACAACCACATCAGTAAGTAGTAATGCCTTAAATATGGCTACTCTTCAGTTAATGCGTGACGTTGACCGAGAGCTACAAGGAAGGGGATGGTGGTTTAACACCGAAAAGGACGTAGAAATTACACCAGTAAATGGAACGATTGTTCTCGATGGCGCAATGCTTTCCGCAGAAGCTAATGACTACGACACAAGGTTAGATGTTAACAGTGATGGTGCTTTCATACTTTACGACCTCAATAAGAAGTCGAGCACCTCTTGGACATCCCCAGTAAAAGTCACCGCTATCTACAAGCGTTCTCTACCCGTTGTACCCGACAAATATGAAGAGTATTTAGTTGTACGTACAGCCATCCTGTTAACGGAGTTGTACCCACAGAGTGGCATAGACATCCAGCGTCTCCCTAAGATGGAGCAGGAGTTACGTGCGTACTTCAAAGACCGCGAGTTCGACGACGCTAACTATAGTGTGTTTGACAACTACGACGCAGCATCCAGAATGGGTGTAAACCGTAACTATTCTATCTTGTAATGCCCTTAATTAACACCTCTGTTCCTAACCTTATCCAAGGTGTCTCTCAACAACCAGACGCAAGTCGCTTTGCTGG